CACCTATAGTTACAGTGAAAGAGCCGCTTGTAGTAACATCAAGACCTTCTTTTATGCAAAGACCGCCAGCACCGCCCCCTGTACCGACAGTTCCTGTAGGTTGCCAACAATAAGAGCCAGACCCACCAGCACCAATACATATAATGTTTACTGTTCCGTTGCGAGGGGGAACAAAAGTTTGTGAACGTGTAAGCGGTATCTCCATGAGAACGCCGCCATAAAGACCTTGATTTACATTACCTAATAATACTGCCATTTTTAAATCCTCTTATAGCTGTAGCCAGCCGATTGTTCCGTCAACATACACAAGCTGAGTGCTAAAGCCGTTGTTTAGAGTTCCGTCCGCCGCTGTAGAATTGATGTTTGAAGAGTTGCGCCCAATTGTAACTGTACCACCGCCTGTAGCTTTTACTGTAACTACATCGCCTGCGGAAGGGCTTGATGGGAGAGTCATTGTTAGTGCGGTAGTCTTGTTTACAATTATTTGATCTCCAGAAACCATTGTGTAATTGGCTGTCTTGATCAGCCAGTCGTTGTACAAGCCGCCTACTGCCGCAAAGGATAAAACACCACTACCGTTAGTAACCAGAGCCTGACCGCTAGTACCAACTGAGCTTGGCAGGGTTAATGTAATATCCGCTGTAGAGGCTGGCCCAGCTAGAGTAACCTTATTAGAGCCATTATCGGAGTCCTCAAAAAACTGTACAAAGCCTGCTCCGGTAGCGCCATTCTTAACGTGTAGTCCAGCGTTACCCACTATTGTGCTTGCCGCTGTAACAGTACCTGCCATAGTGACATTGACAGTGCCTGTTGGCACCTCAATAACATCAGCGTCAGCATCGTTCTTAATGGTTACGTCATTGGTAGAACCTTGACCTGTAAGGATAAGACCTTCTGCGGCGGTGTAACCTATAGCGGCGTTATCACCAGCGGCGGTGTCTCCGTCAGGCTCAAAAGTTGCCGCTGTAGCCACACCGACAATATCCACGTTAGTTGTGCCTGTAGGGACAGTAAGAACAGTCCCGTCAGCATCATTTTTGATGGTGACATCGGACGTTGAGCCTTGCCCTGTAACAATGATGCCTTCTGCGGCTGTATAGCCTATTGCCGCCGCATCACCTGATGCCGTGTCGCCTGATGGCTGTACGGTGTCAGCCACAAACAAATCTCCTGCTACTGACAGGTCAGTCATAACGTCATACAAGACAGCGCCGCTTCCAGCACCGTCTGAAGCTATTACCTTGGTCTGCCCAGCCGCTACAGCAACATTAGCACCAGAACCCTGTGTAAATGTAAGCGTATAGCTTGTAGCGTTTTCAATAAACCAAACCTTAGATATGGTGTTTGGCGCTAGGGTTATCGTTGATGCTTGACCGCCCCCAGTTAGCTTCAGATATAAAGACCTAAGCTCTCCATTCGTAGCAGTTCCATCGGGCATTGTGATTGTGGAGGATGATGCGTCAGCAACTGCCTTAGTCGCATAGCCCATAGCCTCACCGATTAACTCTAGGTTAACATTCGTCTCAGTACCCCATGTACCAGAAGAGTCACCTGTTGCGATCTCCTTCAGTCTGAGATCATTTACATAAGTTGCCATTTAAGCTACCTCTCGCCAATCTGTAGTTTGACCCGTCACAATCAGCCCGTACACGTTACTTGTGCCTTCACTTACTGTTAGTGGGTCGGTAGTTGTTATCGTAATGTCTGCACCCGCAGAAGCCGTTACCGATGATGTTGCTAATGATACCTGTGCGCCAGTTACATTAACCAATGCTGGTTTACGCGCTGTGACCGTAACGCTACCAACAGAAGCCGCTACCTGATTTCCCGTAACATTTATATCATCAGGAGTCCCCCAGCCATCAGTACCCCAGCCAGACCGACCCCATCCGGTTATTTCAGCCACTAGGCAATCCTTATTATCGCGTTGCTAGCATCCGCCGTAGGGAAGGCTATCGTAAAATCACCCTCTGTTGATGTTTTGTCTGATCCAAAGGCCAGAACCACAACAGCCCGATCAGCATTTGTGTCGTTGTATATTAATGCGCCATTTGCAGTTACTGTCGCGTTTGAGAATGTCAGGTCAGCAAAGTCAGTAATCGCTGTAGTTCCTGAAAGTGAGGGGGTAACATTTGTTAACGCGCCGCCTCCAGCGGTGTAGTTAGTGCCGCTAGCTTCATTAGTTGAACTATACGCCGTAGTAGTGGCCCCCAAGCTAGCACTGCTTGTATATAGGGCTAGCTTGAACGTATTTCCACTGCTGTTAGTAAAGTTGTGTAGCCCCTGCAAAAGCTCTGATTTAAAGCTGGAGCAAACTGCCTGCGATATCGCCATTACAATCTCCTAATTATTTCTGCCATTTCTTTCTGTTGGTTTGATTCAAAAACGCCCGTGAGCGTGGTTCTATCGCTTTTTATCGCTTCCTTCATGAAGTGCAACACGACAGTGTAAACCTGATCTCTAAATGCCTCAGCCTGCTCCCTTACAGCGGGGTGGCTAGTCTTACCAACAGATACGATCTTGTTTGTTGCTTTTTCAGCCCAAAACTCTACATCGTGACCTTTGCCTGACGTTGTAGCAACCTCTACTATCGGGGTTGATGGAAGCTCCATTAGCATTATGATCTGGCCTTTCTTACCGCGCCAGACCTGTAACTGTCTGTAGTGTCGTAGCCTTCACCCAGTATCTCTAGCTTGTCGAGAGACTCTTGGTACTTTGATTGATACTGAGCCATAAGATCAGCATCTCCTTTAAGGAACGTGTAACCTTCAACAAGACAGCCATACAACAATGCATTCTCAGCGTTGTCACCAAGCCAGCTAGTCCCGTCAGAAGACTGAGTAATCGATATAGGCTTGTAAAAGTAATGTAGCTCAAACGTAAATGCCGCATTTGGTGTTGGAGCCATTATAAATGTCTGATCATTAAATAGAGCGTAATACTTCGGAACGCCTGTTACGGTGCTAACTGGGTATGCTTCCCGTATAAAGTTAACATCTTTATTGAGCAGATACTCATAGCCACTATTATCTAGAGCTATGGAGTACAGCGCCAGAAAATCACTAGGGGTCTGAAGATACTGATTACCGGATGTGCAGGCACCTGTAACATTCTTCCTGAAGTTTGGAAGCTGTACAGACTTGAGTATTCTTTCCTCTGCGCGAGTGATTATGTTCGGAAGCTCACTTACGAAGGTAGACTCTGTAGTCTCAAGATAGTCTTGTATAGAAGACTTTAGTGTTGTAAATGTCCACGCCATTAGGTTATTTCCACCGTAACTTTTCCTGCGTGAGCAGATATATCTAAGCCTACAGTTCTACTGCCAAGCTCAGTTACACCTCCACCAACAGGATCAAATGCATATAACTCTCGACTTTCTGCCTGCGCTCTATCTGGTCGAGGATTCCTGAGAGACTGATCATCATTTGTTCTGACTCTACCCAACTGAAGTTGCGGCTGATCAACATCCAAAACGTCTTTGCCAACCAACAATCCTGTAGGGCGCTGATTGACTATCTGTGGAACCAAGTCTTTCAGTGGATATCGGAAGCCTGTCAGGTCACAAAACCCAAAAGCTCTTTTACCTTGAGTTCTGCTCAAAACTGGTAACCGCCGGGAGAAACAAAGATAGATGCTTTCTCTCTATCCGCATCAGCCGCAAGCGTCCACTGTGCCTCATACTCCGCCTTCATGACAGAAGCCTTTGCTCCCGCCTCTGCATACTTCAGGCAAAGCTGATAAGCCAAGCCAGCAACAAGACAAGGAAGATACCTAGCAGGTATGCTCATGTTAAGTGATGCTGGCGATCCTGCATCTTCAACCCTGCGAAGATAATAATAGGAAAGATGATACGTTTCTTGGCTATCAGGAACAGGCCACAGATTGAATGTTATTCCTGTCGGCTTTTTTTCCAACCAAAATTGCAACGGCTTTCCTGTTGTTAACTTGTTAGAAAGATGAGCATACTGACTTCCTGATATTCTTGTCAGAGTCTGATCGAACTGGCTAGATGTATTCCCGCTGTTTGTTCTCACAAACGCTTCAACTATATCTAGCTTATCAGCGGATAATGGGTACGTTGAGTCGCCTGCGGTCATCGTCTCCGAAGCAAAGTCTACAGTCCATAGGTTTAAACCTCGGTTCTGCCACTCAAGCATTATCAGGTTGATGCTACGCCTTGCGGTTCGATAGTCATAGCCGCTTCTTAACTCAAGACCAGCAAGCTCAAACGCCTCTTCTATAGCGTCTCCTAGGTCTAAGTCAAATGCATATGTTCCGCTTGTAGCCATGTCTATTTCCTTCTGGATTTAGCCCCAGAGCATTTCCATCGCTTACGGGATAGATTGTTTGGAGTGTTAGGGTCGTTTTGCTTTTTCTTTGGAAGGCGTTTTTTAATCCCCAGACTCCTAGCGCAATAGCTGTCTCCCTTGGATGTTCCCGGCTTTACCCTCGCACCACCGCCCTTTGCTTTGCCAGCCTGACCATAGCTAACCTTTTTCCCTGAAGAGGTTACCTTAACCTTTGCCTTACCTTTTCGTGGCGTAGCCATTACCTGTGCCTCGCGGTTTTCTTAGCAATCTTCTTGGGTTGCTTACTGTGCTGTTTGCCTTTTTTCGTATCGGCTCTCTTCTTTCTCGATGTAGCCGCATACTCTTTGTCTGTTAGAGCCTCCCTTGCCTTCTTGGGGAGATATCTTTCGCCCGTAGCTTTTTTGCCTTGGGTGCTGTTCTTTCCTGACTTTGTCCCCCACTTCTCTTTAGTCCACTTATCTAAAGACTTCTGGGATTTTTTCTTTGCGCTACCGCTTTTGGTCTGCTTTCCAGCCTGTGCGCGTGAAATAGCCATTACTTTTTGCCTTTCGCCCTTGCCTTGGCTTTAGCCGACAAGTCTTTAAGGTGAAACAGCTTTACGCTTGTCTTAGTGTGAGACTTATTACTATGTAAGGTTCCGTCAGGCATCTTGTGGGTAGAGCCTTTATGCTCAGTTCCGTCTCTTTTGTAGTGCTTTACGCCCTTCATTTGTAACCTCCACCCGCGTCTTTATAAGCTTTTGCTAGCATCTGAGCCTTTCTTGCGCTCCACTGACCAGCCTTTCCACCCTTGGTTCCAGCCTTGATGCGGTTAAACTGTCGCTTACGCATCTCAGGCTTTGTATAGTTGCCTGCCGCGTTTACCTTAGACTTTGCCTTCTTCTTGGCTGGCATTAGCGCATCTTACAGGGACGAACTCCCTGCCTTGCCTTCCCTGCACCGCGAACCTTCCCGCCTTTACGCATCATCTGCGGCTCCGGCATAGGGGGTGTAACAGGCGCTTTAGCGGATTCATCAATGAGCTTTTGCTTTGCCTCTTCTTTTTTATTCTTTCTTCGGCTTCTTTCGTTACCGATAAGACCCATAACGCCTAAACTTTTGCCCTGAGAAATGGCATATGCTGGGCTTAAAGCAGACAGTATATTTTTGGTTTTATCATCCATATCAATATCTCACTTCTTTTTAGTGCCGTTTCTAGACCTATTCTTGGCTCTAGAAGTTACTCTAAGATTGCTAGACTTGTTGTTCTTGGTGTTACGATCCTTGTGATCAACATCTTTCTTATCACCTTTTTTGACGAGACCTTTCTTTTCCATGATATCTCTGGCCGCATTGCGGTTAGCCCTGCGCTTTTTCTGCTCAGGCTTTGAGTGATAATTCTTGTACTCTAGCTTATAGTTTCTAGCCATAGTGCTTTAGAACTTTCATTACAATAGTGTAGCTGTCACCAGAAGAATGACCTACCGTAGTGAAGTCGATATCACCAGTAACTCCGCCACCCGCATTGTTGGGTATACCGGAGAAGTCAGAAAAGTCTAAGTTGTCTGAGTAGTCAGCGATAAGATTCCAAGCAAGAACATTGGTACTAGCATCAAAGTCGATCTTAACACTCATCCCTATAGTGCTATACCATATGCCATAGATCGATACGCTACTACACGACTGCTTTGTAACAGGGTTCACGCCAAGAGCAGAGACATCAATCTTCTTAACCGCGTTTTCGCCAGTACCGTCACTAGCATTTGTAAACTTAAATGTCGCAAACTGTGCGCCATCACTGATCGTCTGCGTTGCAACTGCATCAGCCATTTAACCGTCCTCACTGTAATTGGTGGGATGGCTGACCTGAGCCAGCCTCCTCATGTTAATTTTACTGATCACCGAACGCTGGAGCAGTTGCGCCAGTCACGCTACCAAATATCTGATAATTAGTCGCGTCTATACCCATAATAGTTACATCAAAGCCAGCGGGTACATTGATCTGTATCTTGCTGTTTGAGTTACCATCAGAGAAAACCGCACTAACTTCATTGTCAGTATCAAGGAATGTTACTCCGCCAACGAAAAAGTTAGCATTCGCGGGAGTAACGATAATTGCATCAGTTGCATCAGCCGCTCCGCCTGCATAAACAAAACGGAACATAGAGCCTGCCACAGGTGCTGGCAATGTGTATGTATTATCTTGACCGCCATCTGGAACAAGGATAACCCTGCCGCTGTGGGTCGCGTTGGTGAGAGTTACGTTTGCATCAGCAAGGCTAACGGGGGCATCACCTACAGTGACTACTTCGGTAATAGCGCCTGTGGTGGTGTTTTTGCTTACTGTCTTGAATGTGCTTTCGGAGCGTACTGCTCCAGTAAATGTAGTATTACCCATGTCATTCTCCTGTCGTGGGTGAGTCTGCTATAAAGCAGTCAGGATTAAAAGGGGGAAGAAAGTCTTCCCCCCTATAACCATACCATTAAACCTTAACAGGTCAATAGCATTGTTACGCTCCGGGCGATCCGTAGATGCCCAGCGGATCGGATACACCGAACGAGTAACGCTCACGCGCTTTATAGCGCACGTTACCTGTGTCGAAATCTCCGTCCATGCTAGTCTCTAGAGCAGTACGCTCAAAGTGCTTCAGACCGTTTGGAATATCGGTCATTACGAAGAAAGCGTTAGTGTCAGTCAGGTAGTGATTGACAGAGTAGCCTTCAGGTACAGCACCCATGTTACGAATAGCATTGAGGTCGTTATCGGCAGTTCCAACTCGCTGAGTAGTTTCCAGCAAGCGATCCGCAACGAACATCAGGTTAGGCGGAACAATCAAACGAGTAGGACGAGCCGCAATAAGCAGGCCGCGCTCATCTGTGTATCCTGCAATCGTAATGATCGCATTCTCCAGAGATGTTTCGTTTAAGTCAGCACCAGTGGCAGGACGGTTGCTGTTGAAGCCACCACCTACAGTTGGGTGACCGCCACCGCCAGCAACACCATCACCAACAGCAGTGAACAGGTTTACGCCGTCACCAGACTGATAAGCATTAGTGAAACCGTTGTTTAGGGGAGAAGCCGCTTTAACTTGCTTGGTGTATGCCATAGCGCGAGCAAGAGCTTTGGTGTAACGAGCAGACAGTGAGTCATACAAGTTATCTTCCATAGCTTCCTCGGTTATAGAAAACCCAGTAGCGATAGTTTCGTGGTTGTAACGGGCAGTAAAGGACTCTTGTGCTGAATCATAAGAGATTGAAGAACCTTCGTTCTTTACTGGAGCCGCCGCAAAGCCGCTTAACTTAACTTCTTCCTCAAACGAGCGATCAGAACTCTCTGTTTCATAAATAAGAGTGTGTTCATCATCATACTTCTCGTACTCAAGACCAAATAAGGCATTAAGGCCGGGGAGTAGCTCTTTGAGCATTTGTGCGCGTGAAATAGCCATTTCCTAAATCTCCTTAAACGCCAAGTTTGGTTTCGTAAGCGTGACTCAGTGGTAGATAGGTCACAATACAGTC